TGTTAAACCCTATTGACAAAAGCATTTTAATTAGGTATATTATAGGTATAGAAACAAAGGAGTTAATATGGCTTGGGCATTTTCCCTTACAAGAAAAGAAATCAAAAAGAAGTTCAAGTGTTCCCTTGAAGAGTTGCAGAAGCGACCCGACATTAGAACGACCCCTAGCATCAACCCTGACAAGACAATCGTTATCGTATTGCCGTAGGAGAAACATCATGTTTACATTCATCGGAAACATCCTTGACAGCATCACTAACTTCTTCGCACAGTTCCTGTTGGTCATCATCATCTTGCTTGCGGTGGTCTTGCTTTTCCTCGCAACATATAGGAAAAACCACAACCCCTATATCGACCACACGAAAGAACAGATTGAACAGCAAATTGACAGCGAGAGAGAAGCAAAGTTAAACGAGGCACTCAAAAACCTTTACGAATATCAAACAAAGTAAACAAGGGAGATAACTATGTCAACAAGAGCATTAGTCGGCATCTATGTCAACGGCAAACTAAACAAACTCTACTTCCATCATTGGGATGGATACCTGAACGGATTGGGCAATACGCTCCGCACCTTTGTGAGCATTGTAGGAACCGCCCTTAACGAGCGTGAGGATATTCCTTACAGCGTTCCGAACTCGAAACTGAACACTATCCTCAAAAAGCGTTCTGGGCCTGATATGCTCAAAAAGTTCTTCGACCTCGAAAACGGCTTTTGCGACGAGGGAACTACTTTTTCTGATTGGTGGTGTCTCGAATACATCTACCGCATTAACTTCACTTTCGACCCGAAAGAAAGTTATAGCAAGTGGGATGTTTCCCTTGACTACACAACGGTAATCGGGCCGCTTTCCGAAAAGTGGAAAGAAGATAGCAATTTCACTCCGCTTATTGAATACGAGGGTGTTCACTACATTACTGAAACAAATCACGAACGGCCTATCCATGAATTGCTTTATGGTAAGGTGGCAAATCGTGAGTTGCCCTCACAGCCCGAAGCCGAAGCCAAATCCGCATAAGGAGAAATACCATGCCTGCCAAAATCAACATCACAAAAGATATTCAACGGCTCTATGATGCAGAACATCATGTCGTGGCTGACTTGGGCTTGTATGCTTCTATGGCACTTCTCAAAGTTGTGCCAGAGGGTGTTGCCGTGCCTGAAAAGACCATGTGCAACACTTCATTTAGCCATGATAAGACCCTGACCGTTCAGTATGAATACAACCTCGAAAATATCCCTGCACACGGCACTTGGAAATTCACCTTTATGTTCCGCAGTAGCCGTTCGGGTATAGTCATTATTACCAAGTGCAACGCATCGGGGTTCAACACAAGGTCTTGCAATTTCAACATCGTAGAAATTGGAGAGAAAGTTAAGGAACTCGCCGAACTCTAATCCTGATAGCAGCAGCCACAGACCCCCTCGAAAGAGGGGGTTTATCTTGTTTGCCACCAGATTTTCAACTTGGGTTATCACCTATGTCCTGAACGCAGCAGGCTGGGCGGCTGTTCCGCCTCAGGATGTATATAAAACTTTACACAAAAAATCACCTCAACCTATTGACAAATCCCTTTTAATTAGGTATATTAAAGAGAGAAACAACAAGGAGACAAGACTATGGCAAGACAACCCAAAACATCAAAGACGGTAAAATTCCCTATCAAACTTGATACGGGAACACAAGAACCGCCTACCCTTACCGAATACTGGTTTGGCGACAAGAAGAAGCATAACCTTAAAGATGAAGAATATGACGAGGCCGTGCAATCCTACGAAGATACCTATGGCACTATCACCTTTGATTGCGACTGCGTTGTGTTCAACCTTGAAGAATGGGCTGACATTGACTGCTTCTACCCCGAAGACAAGAATGACGAGAAGCCCTTTGACCGCATTTACAGGCGTTCCTACAAGGTTTCGCTCCGTTGTGAAACCTGGTGGGAAGATTGCACCTACAACAACTATGTAGGCCACGGTAAGTTCTCTATTGAAAGCGACAACGGCTTCTTTGATGACTTGAAAGAAATCAAGAACAAGTATGTTCGCTCTCGTGTGAGAGATGCTTTCTATGCGTTCATTTCGAACAAGTGTCAAGAACTTGGTGATGCCTCGGGCGAAGAAAAGACCAAATGGGAACCTGACGAATGGCACGCCACTTATTGGGGCAGCCCTTTGGACTAATAGGAGGAACTATGAAAAAATTATTTTTTATTTTTGCTATTGCCAGCACCTTATTTGGTTGCTCCGATAATTCTAGTTCTCCGCAGATTTGCGAGAAGAAGAAACTCTATCCAGAAGATGTGCTGGGAACACGCTATAAAGACTACTATTATCAAGTTATGGAAAATGCGTGCGACCATTGGGCTTATGGCGATGGCAGAGAAAATGATGTTTGCGCTCATTATAACAAAGAGTCTTACATCACCATTGAAGAATGTGGAGATATTTACATAAATGAGTAAACCTATGGCAAAAAAGAAATACAATATCGGCTTTCGCCTTTATGCAGAGGTGGAACTGACCGAAGAAGAACTCAAAAAGGTTGCAAGCGGAGATTCATCCTGCATTGAAAACAAGTATAAAGCAGGCAAGGTAAAACTTGGTGGCGGCGACAGTTATATCCCTATCACGTGGATACAAGACAATGATGAACTCCCTAGTGAGTTGAGAGATGAGTTGAGCAAACTTGCCGACTACGACGACATTACTGTAGAGATTTAACGAATACCCGCCCCCGAAAGGGGGCATTTTTATTTTTTATTTTTTGATTTTCAACTTGGGTTATCACCCCTGCCCTGGGTGCCCGCTTCTCCTCGGTCTGCGTCTTGAAGTTTGTAAATGAAATTTTACACAAAAAATGATGCAAACCTATTGACGAAACCCATTTAATTAGGTATATTTATAATAGAAACAACAAACCAAGGAGATTAAAGATGAACTACACAATGCTCACACCAGGAAATAGGGTTGGTATTTCCCTTGAACAACTTTTCAACACATCACACAATGGAGACTCGCACAAGACAGAATGTGGACACGAAATAATCCGAACCAAAGAAGAAGAGGATGGGTATGAATACTTTGACCTTGATAACGGATATACCGAATACGCCTGTTGCGATGGTGAAGAATGCTTGGTAAAATCCGTTGACGGTTCCGTGGTTACTTTCGTAAGCGATAGCCAAGATGAGCCACAAGAATTCAAACTCACTGTTCGTGAATGCGAGACCGCAATCTTTGGACTTAAATAACTTTTTCAACATAGCCCCGAAAGGGGCTTTACCTTTGTTTCAACGAGATGTCCAACTTGGGTTATCACCCCTGCCCTGGGGGCCCGCTTCTCCTCGGTCTGCGTCTTGAAGTTTGTAAATGAAATTTTACACAAAAAATGATGCAAACCTATTGACAACCCATATTTAATTAGGTATATTTATAACATAGAAACAACAAACAAAGGAGACCAACCATGCTTGATACAAAGACCCTTAACGAAGAAACCATCAAGGAATGCCGTGGGAATGAAACATGGCTCAAAGCCAAGGTGGAAGAATACGCACCCAACGGCACAACCTGTAAGATTGAAGAATTGAGTGTGAACGATGAGGAAGGTAATGAATACATCTTCTGTGAAGTCACCATTACTTGCAACAAGCGTAAGCACCATTTCAACTACTATGCTGGAACGCAGGGTGTGACACTCGCTGAACGCATCGGTGGCAAGAAGGGCGAACTTGCCGATGGCGACAAGTGTGGCAAGATGTTCGAGATGGAGTTCTACGTTCCGTCCAAGGACGATATGGAAGATTTGGAAGAGTTCCTTGAAAACTTGGCGGACTATGCTACCAATAAGCCCAAGGCTAAAAAGAAAAAGGAAAAGGAACCCAAACTTATTCTCATTGCTGTGGCTCAACTCGATTGCACTTCGGGTGATGGCGTGACCGCCTACGCTCATGCTTGCACTTCCAAGAAAGAAGCCGCTGAATGGATTGAATCGGATTTCAATGCCGAAGCGGAATGCCACGAATGGGATACTATCACGGTCACTGAAAAGGACATCAGGGATGGTAAGGAGTTCAAGTCTCCCATTGACGATGACCCCGACCATGATTATGTATGGAAAGTTATTTTCCAAGACTAAAAGGAGACAACCCATGAATGAAAAAGTATTTCTCGTAACGGCTGCTTACCAAAAGGATGGTGGTGAACTCGACTACACCTCTAACATCGGTGTGTACAAATCCAAGGAAGGTGCGACAAAGGCTCTCATTGAGGTTGCCATCGAATACCTGCCCTGCTATGACTGCGAACGTGCAATCATCGGTTATAACCACGATGATTATATGTGGGGCGAATGGGATAAACTCGCTGTCACCGCCGACAAGAAAGGCGACCCCGACGATGACGATTACTACGATTTGAGCCAAGAGGAAATCCTCGAACTTATCCGAAAGGCAGGCCGTATCTTCGTCGAAACGGAGACCCATTCTGGTATGGAACTCAAAATCGTCGAAACCGACCTTGAACCGTAAGTTTCCCTTGTCTCCAAGCCCCCTCGCAAGAGGGGGTTTTCCTTTTTCCCTCTGGATTTCCAACTTGGGTTATCACCCCTGCCCTGGATGCCTGCTGTCCCCGACGGTTTCCATCCAGAGATTGTAAATCAAAATTTACACAAAAATGTTGGAAAAGGTATTGACGAGACCGATTTAATTAGGTATATTTATAACATAGAAACAAAGGAGACCCCCATGAAGAAAAAGACTACATACTATCAGGCTGTTTGCTACACCACCGACCACTGCGATGATGACCTTATTGCACCCTCGTTTTGGAACCCTACCAAAGACCGCAAGGAAGCCGCTAGTGAAATCATGACTGAAATTGAACAGTCGTTCTCGTACACTAAACCGCAGAAAGGTATCGGCCCCGACAGCATCACGATTGAGTTCCGTCACAACACCGATGACAACATCTCGTGGGATAGCAAGGTAATCAAGAGCATGGGGCATAGCAAGAAGTTCCTCACCATGCTTGAACAGGGGCTTGCTGACGGCTCTATCATCACGGTCATGGTGACTGTTCCCGAATATGTTAATCTTTGCAATGCTCTAATCGAGGAACGCAAAGATGTTTTCCACATCAACTCGTTCACAATCTAATTCAATTTAAGGAGGCAACCTTATGGTTCAGCACATCGCTTATTACAATGACCCCGAAGACATCAAGGAACTGATGGACAAGGATGCCAAGCAAATCGTAAAGCATTTCAAGAAAGGGTTAGGAGCATCTTTGTCTTCCAATGACCCTGACTATGCTCCCATCCAGGGTTGCCGCCCTGTTATGGTTGGCAAGCAAAAGTGGTATGTAAAGAAGTCCATCGACCGCAAGAATCTCGATGGATGCGACAACTACATCGACCTTTACAAAGTTGTTTAGAAAACTTTACAAAAAATATCTTGACAATACCGATTTAATTAGGTATATTTAGGGTATAGAAACAAAGGAGATATACTATGAGTTTCCATGGCGATGAAGATTGGCTCGATATGAATGGGCTTCTCACAAACGAGAACACCGAAAAGTACTCGGATGACATCAAGGAACTGTTATCCAAGTATTATAAATGGGATGAAGACTGCGAGGAGTTCGAAGATGAACACCCCGACACCTACCACAAGTACAAAATCCGTGCAGAGTTCGAAGATGAATGCTGTGATGACACCTACAAGACTATCCTGTATGTAGATGTGTGGCTCCCGACTGACGATGATGCAAAGGAACTCGCCGACATTATCGACGGAAAGGTTGTCGGTGGTCTCAACAATGCTTGCCCCACTTTCCGCATCACTTACCGCAACGAAATCTACATCAAGGCTGACAACAAAGAAGAAGCCGAGAAGATTTTCCGCAACATGAGCCGTTCCGAACTCAACGAGGGTTCTGAATTTGTCGAAATCGTGAGCAACGAAAAGGAAGATTAACATGGCTGAAAAGAAAAAGATTTTTGTTGTGTCTGGCTTTCACTTTCACCCTGACGAACACGAACATGATATTATAACAGAAGTGTTCGATACCCGTGAAAAGGCCGCCAAGTGCATCTTCGACATCTTGACTGACACTTTCCCCGATGATGCTGACGACTTTACTATCGACGGCTGTATGTGGGGAAATGAGTTCTGCAACGCTGCCGATGAAGAAGTGAAACTCGAAATCGAAGAATTTACAATCTAACCAAAAGGAGACAACCCCATGAATGAAAGCGTCTATGACTTCCTCGACATCTTCTGCGACCCCGACCAACAAGAGGTTGCAATCTTCGACCTCACCAAAGGCGAAGAAATCTATCGTGGCACTCGTGATGAAATGCCCACCGAAATCATGAACCTCGAAGTCTGCTCCATTGACACCCTCCATGAACCCTCCAAGGTTCTGACCCTCAATGTTGAAACCGAAAATGATTAACCCATAGCCCCCGAAAGGGGGTTTTCGTTTACACCCTCTTGATTTCCAACTTGGGTTATCACCCCTGCCCTGGAAACCTGCGTCTCCTCAGTCTTCCGCCAGAAGTTTGTATATGAAAATTTACACAAAAATGTTGGAAAAGGTATTGACAGCCCATATTTAATTAGGTATATTTATAGCATAGAAACAACAAACCATAGGAGACAATATCATGGGACAATTTTCTTGGCGCTGTGCCGACACCAAAAACGCTCTGCTTGATAGGGGCATTGAACCACAAAAGAACTGCACCACAAAGGCATACTTGCTTATCCCCAAGGAATTTGGCGGTGGCTACTTCTTTGTGGACAACAACATTAGGGGCCGTGAATACGATGGCTACGGCAACTTCTTTGACGAACAGGGAAAGAAGCACGATGCCTACGAGGAACTCGCCAAGTGGAACGGCTTGCTTCCAGAAGGGTACAAGCCCAAGAACAGTGACATGGTTCAGCAGGCTCGTAGCAACGCTATCGAGAAGTATTACACTCCCGAAGACCCGAATGTTTCCCCCTATCAGGATGGAAACTACAATTCCCCCGAAATCTTGAAGTACCCCATGAAAATCACAGAACACCCCATGAAGTATGAACAGGCGGGTATCGCCCTTGATGACAGAAATCAGGGGTGGGGCTGCGATGATGGCGAAGACGAGGACTAAAAAATTATGAAAATTTCTACTATCAAGTCTATGCTCTCCGTTGCCAAGAAAAACGGTCATGCAGAAATCGTCTATAACGGGATGTCAAGCGGAGGTCTGTATTCCAGCAGTTCGTGCCGCGTTCCCGTGTTCTTCACGAGGTATCCAGAAGATGACTATTACTCGTATTCAAATTTTCAAGAATGCCTCAAAAGTGTAGGAAAGAAGCTTGAAGACTTCCTTGATAAAGTCGAAGTTCATGACGGGTTCATTGAGGTGACTATCAACCATCTGGCGTATGTTGACAAAATCGACGCAAACAAAACCGATGATGAACTGGATTGCACTTATAAGACAAATGGATACACACACAATTGCATCTACCGCCGTGGATGTGTTGCATCAAGCCATTACTCGTGTTTCCGCACTTGGGTAGACAAGAATGGCGAGCGGTTCCACAGAATCCTAATTCCGTTCGAAAACATCATTTCAATCGTATGCTAATTGGAGCAAACGTTTAAAAATTTTTTCTTTTTTCTCTTGACAATTCTTTTTTAATTATCTATATTATAACTAGAAACAACAAACGGAGTCAATCATGGCAATCACAACAAAAACATTTTTTGATTTTCTGAAAACGAAAATCAACCCATTCCTCAAAACAAACCCCCATATCTCGAAAGAGACCATTACCGACTTTATCGAGAAAGTCTCTGACGATATTGTCTATGCCTCTATCATAACCAAGTACAACACGGTGGTCATAACGAGAAAGGAACTCGTTGAAGCCATCGCTGTACACGGCATTGAGAAAAAGTTCATTAAGAAACATTTGGAAACACTGCTCAAAATCGAAGCACTCAACTTCGTCGGAACTCCCCTATCCCAACCAAGGCGCTTCACCAATGATTGTGCTGACCTTATGTCAAGGTGGTACTACGATTCAAAAGGCGAGAGAACTCCTTTCTACTCCGAAGTCCGACACGATTACTTCGACACTGACAAAAAGTGTTGGGTCATCGACTGCTGGCGAACCGCCAATGATGACGAAGAAGGGGTTTCTCCTATCGAAGTCTATCTCGACGGCTCTCTCAAAATCAGAGACGAAACTGCTTTCAAGTTCGCTATCTGCGAACTGAACATCATCGAAGCAATCGAAGAAACTCTTAAACAAATCAAATCTGAAAACAAGGGGTAAACCATGAGTGCTGAACACAGAAACAACCAAAAGAACAGAGTCCTGCAATACATCAAGAAGTACGGCAAAATCACTTCCCTTGATGCGTTCACCAAACTCCACATCACCCGCCTTTCGGCCTGCATCTTCAACCTGCGTGAAGAAGGGTTCAACATCAAGACCCGTGATGTCGAAGTGGATACCATCTACGGCAAGACCACCTATGCCGAATACTATCTCGCTCGTGGTCGCCGCCCGAACCCCAAGATTTCCACGGTCACTTATCAGCCGACCGAAACCACCAAGGTTCGTGTCACAGTCCGCAGAACTTCCGTTGAAGACCGTGATGCAATCAACGCTTCCCTCAAAGGTGTCACCCGTAAGGAAGTTGTCAACAGGTTGAAAACCCTCGCTGGCAAGACCCGTAAGAAGAAAGCCAAAAGGAAACAAGTTAAGGTAAAGAGAAACTCCGACCAGTTAGAACTGTTCCCAGAACTCTACCGCTAAACATTTCTCCGCCCCCGACAGGTTTTTGGGTTGTCTCCTAGATTACCTCCGTTGTTTCTAGCCTGTCGGGGGTTTTTCTTTTTCCCCAAAAAGATTTCCAACTTGGGTTATCACCCCTGCGCCTTCGCCAGCAGTCCCCCGCTGGAAGAATGTAAACAGAATTTTACACAAAAAATCGACTCAACCTATTGACACCCGACATTTAATTAGGTATATTTATAACATAAGAACAATTCAGGAGGCATTCAAATGAAACGTCACACCTACATCCCTGACCCTAACAAGAAGTACACGCTCCGTGAGGTTCCAACCGAGGACCTCATCGACGAGCTTGCCAGACGAAGCGGCAGCATCCTGATTGAGACCTTCGAGAAGGACGACGTTAAGGCACAGGTGGAAGCATGGCTGAACGACAAAGGCCGTTGGGCTGGTCGGGGCAATGACGAAGCAGTCTACCGCAAGTGCTGGGAGAACTATGGCCCCCTCATCGTTGATGGCCTCTGGGACTGTGCCCTGTTGCTCTACAACCTCGTGCAGCCTGGGTTCGACAAGGTTGATACCAGCCGCATCACCGAGGCGTTCGAAAACACAATCAACTTCTTTAAAATCCGTGAATGGAAATAAAATTTTACAATTTTTCTGACCCACTTTTATTTTTAATTTTCTATATTTTTTCTGTAAACAAAAAATTTTCAATTTTTTAGGAGACATAACCATGGCAAAGAAACTTACACTGAAAGAATGGAATGAAAAGTTCCTCTCCGAATTCTCCCAACAGATTGACGAGTTCCGTCATGACACCAACAGACTTCTGTTCGGCAGCATCACTGTCACGGATGAAATCAAGCACCAATTGAATACCATTCGAAAGGGAATCTATTCTATCAAGATGGAAATCAATCAGCTTGAAGACTACGGTAACCGAACTGAATTCACCTTGACTGACTACAATGGCGTGCAGCTCTTCATCACCGAATACCACAATGGCGCACTCTCCATTGGGGTCTGTGACAGACGAAAGATTGTCCTCGGCCATGTCAAATCGATAGCCGCTGTTGATATGCCCCAACTCATCGATATGTACTTCGACCTGTTCAAGGCAACTATGGCAGCACGAGATGCTATCACCAACATCACATCTCTCGCAGGAACCAGGAACATCTAATACCTGTGGGAGGGCGGTTCACATTGACACAACCCCACACAACACACCGCTCTCCCACAACACTATTCAAATGGAGGATACTACTATGATTACTAATAAGGCTAGAACAGGACTTGAACCAATTGATTTCAACAAGGTCTGCAACCAGGTTGCTTCCGACCTTCTAACCAAGTTTCCCGACACTGTGATGTCAGCAGAAGTCAAACACAAGGTCAACCATTCCATTCTCACCCTCGTGGCCAACATCAAGAAGAAAGGACCCAAGACCAAACAGATTGACAACAGCATCTTGGAAACCATGGTAGACTACATCGCTGCAAACCTGAAATGCAACAAGCTGATTCCACCGAGCTTCAAACCCACCATCTACAAAATCGAACGCAGGAAGTTCACCACAATCTTAAGCATCAACTTAAAGGAGGTCTAACCATGGAAAAGCGCATCATCGTCGTAAACGGGATTGTCTTGGCAAACGCCAAAGCACAGGCAATCAGTCAGTTCAACACATTCTGTAAGGGAACCCCCGAGGCCTGCCACAACAAGGACAACATCTGGTTTGTCAAGTGCTGCAAAGCATCTCCTGTTCCTGGCAACTTCAAGTCCCTTATCGGAAAGCCCTTCAACAAACTCCCCGAAGACGACTTCCGTGAAGCCGAATTCGTTATCGCCAACTTCAAGCTCTACGATACCAAGGCCAAGGAAGAAGCCCGTAAGCTCTACCCGACCCTGCTCGCTTGGAAAGTGGCCGCAACAAGAGAAATCTAACCTAATCCAATTGGAGGTAACACCATGGGATGCCTAGTCAACCTTATCAAAATCTTCCTAGGAATCATTGCGATTGTTATCATGCTCATCGCAGGTTACAAGCTCGTGTTCGACCCGTATCGCCCCGAAACAAGTGATTACTGGTCTAGGGTTCATACATCTGAATCCAATCAGAATTACAACGATGGCGAATACCAGTCAACTCAATCCAAGGAAGATGCTGAATTCGAAGTCCCTGTACAGACAGGTTCTAACCATGATTACATCATGGAGAATACCTTCCAAAAGTCAGGTGTCGTCATGGAACTTACCCCGCAGCTCGAAAGCGGATTGGTCTACGTAATCAAGGTGTTCAAAAGCCAGTTCGGGCAGGACTTCTCTCCTACCATCACCTCGGCCCATGACTCGTTCGATAGACATGACCAATGGTCCAAACACCGCTCTGGCCGTGCCGTCGATATCAGAATGAATGACCTCCCACTGAATGAACGCAGAAGAGTGGTCAGAATCCTAGAACAAACCCTGCCCAAGAACTATAAGGTCATCTGGGAAGACCAGTATACCCCCAACGAACACATCCACTTCCAGTCCCAACACTAACACCCAAACAAAAAGCCTGCTCCCACCAGGCTTTCTCGTTATCCCAAAAATATTCCCAACTTGGGTTATCACCCCTGTGAAGCTTCCGCCGCAAGCCCGATACCACCCCCCCCCTCTATGTAAATAAAACTTTACCCAAACTTTCTCTTGACATCTGACATTTAATTAACTATATTATATCTTACGGGCGGCAACACCCGTTCGAAACCAAAGATTGAAACACGGAGGATATCATCATGACCGAAACACCTGCATACATCCTAGCCCAACTCAACGATGCCGCAAAGAGGTTGGCAACGGACGGCTCAACCACCTACTTCGAACAGGTTGCCAACAGGGCTTCCGAATACATCCGTAAGGAAGGCGGGGGCAGACGCATTGTCATCCCATCGACTGAACCAGACGGCGACCCCATCTTCATCGACACCTCGTTGAGAACCGTCGCTTACCTCACCCATAACAACCCCAAGTGCATCAGGTTCTCATCCTCGGTTCATATCCCGCTCAAAACCATCGAGGCCATCAACCACTACTTCATCGGCTATCTCGAAAAGTTCGCCCACAAACTGAAATAATTTTTAATTTTTTATTTTTTGATTTTTCAAGAATCTCAAAAAAAGTGAAAAAATTTTATGATTTTTCTCCGCTTCTGTATTTAATTATGTATATTTAATACTAGAGGAGGCTAATGCTATGTATAACGCAAAACCTATGAACAAACAGATAACCGTAGTGAAGACTATGCTCATGGAAGACCGTGCAGATGCCATGGCCTACATCAAAGAGAAACTCACTATCAACGGCCTACGCTCTGCGACCCAAAACTTGCAGGCCGTCTGCAATATAGTCCACCAACTCCTTACTAGGGATGTCCCTGCCGTCGTTGATGCCTACAAAATCGCTAATGTCGTGGCTACTGGCTACCACGATAATATCGACATATTCCAGGAAATCGACCGCAAGGCTATCGAAGCCCACATGGGCCATATCCATGTCCCTGCCTATGTGAACCTAGATGAGGCCTACTGCTCCCCAAAACTTACCACGGTCAAATCAGATTACCTTGCATACGGGGTCGCCAATATGCTAGATATCCTGAACCTGACCGCCCATATCCTGTCTCGTGAAATCCTTACCAAGAAGTCCATTATCATCGCTAATGACTTGGTGCTTCAAGCCAAATATGAATTCGGTCGAGACATAGGTTCAACCACCAATATGAAACCTATATGGAACAGAGTAGTCAATGTCGCTCCCGATACTATCGTAGGCAAATCCAATCCGTTCATAACCATGGGTGAAACTCGTTCTATCCATGGGCACAAAATCTTCTTTACCCCCAATGGTATCTTCGTAGATGACGAAAACCCCATTGCCAAAAGAACTGTCACCCATGCCAATAGAACCTACTGCGCCCTCTACTTTATGAACATAGATGCTTGGCTCTATTTCCATAAGTCAGGCGAATATGGGTTCCAAAACCCCGATGGCGGCCCCTGCTACGATACAGGATACCTGGCGGCTCCAAAATGCGTGTCCGAATCCATGTATAGGGAAATCGCTGTCTAATACCCTTTCTTTCATCATGCCTTAAAGGGGGGCGCCGTCAGGCGTTCCCCCTTTTCCTATATGTAAAAATCCTTTTACATTCAAATATTTCCAACTTGGGTTATCACCCCTGCCAGCTTCGCCCGCTCACCCCCATACCACCCCTCTCACCAATCTATTCACACCTGTTGATAACTTGTTGATATATCCTCCCCCTTTATCAACACTCTATCAACAGGGTTTCAACATCGGGTTTCAACCAAATTTTCAACTAGGTTTTCAACCTGGGTTTACAACTTCGTTATGAACCCTGATGAAATCAACCGTTTGAAACCATGTTCGAACCCCCTGCCAAAATCCATGTCAAAATCCTGGCGGCTGTGTTCAACTGTTCGTCCATAAAGGTGTTGTAAACCTGTTGAAAACCCTGTTCATAACCTGTTGAAAACCCTGTTGAAAACCCCCGCTGGTGACTGGGTTGTGAACCCGCCGTCGAAACCCTGTAGGCAACCTGTTGATAACC